ACCGTTTGCCGCTCTAACTGCCGCGTTTGGATTTGCTTGTGCCATTTTAATTCTCCTAAATATGTTTTAGAGCAAATTGCTCCGTTACATTTATTTATCTAAATTGGATGTTTTTTTGTTATATAAATTAGAGTTTTTTATCTAAATTCTTTTTACTTGCGGCTAATTTTAAATTACCTGGTTTGTTGTATGATACTTTAGCACCACCTATCTGTCCTAGTTTTTGTCCTAAATCAAAACTTGTTGTTGCGGCTTTGGTAACGGTTGATGTGTCAACTTTTGGTAAGTCACTTAATCCTAATCTTTGCTGTATTTCACTACCACCTTTAAAAGCATTTTGGTTACCTATTTGAGCACCTCTTTTTCTTTTTATTTTAGGATCTTCAGCACTAATTTTATCACTATCTTTCTTTGCTTTACTGTCCTGTTGCTTCTGAACCTCTCGTTGATACTCAGCATTACCTAAATCGATTGCAGAACCCCAATCTGTTTTACCATCTATTTGATTTCTAGGATCTTGTCCGGCTTTCATAATATGTCTCAAAAGAAGAGTATTCCCTGAATATTTCTGAGTTACATCTCCCCATGTAAGTTCTTCTTTTAATATTATGTTTTTAATTTTCATTTTTGTCGTTGCCTTCCACTAGCCCAATAACCTGCTATTGCGCCTATTCCAGTTCCTGCTTTCTTATATTTATCAACATCTTTACCTAATTTTTGTGCAATCTTCTTACCAGCATACCTACCTACTACTGCACCTGCGGCCGCACCTGCAACTCGCTTTGCTGTACTAGGCTGTTTTTTATACTTATCTGACATTCTATAACTTTTATATCTTGTCATAGTAGATAAAGGACTAATCATTTCACTTCCTCTACCTATTCTTCTAAACTCTTGTATCATCTGAGTAACAACCAATTGTTTAGATCGATATTTTAAATTTTTCCAATCTGTAATAAACCTACGAAATTGTTTATACTTTGCATTACTAATTTTTAATTGCTTTTCTAGTCGCATAAAATACACAACACTATCGTTAGAGTTTTCTCTGCCTTGTCCTAATTTAGTAAAAAAGTTCCAATGATGCCTATCATTAAATTTACAACTTTTAAGAAACCTGTTACTTTCTATAGAACTTTTTAATTTTATATTTCTATTATCAGGATCACTTACTTGATATGCCAATAAGTATAAATCCGTTGCATGACTTCTAAAAAAATTATACTTTCCATATTGTGCTGTTTGCTTTGCATATGATCTAGCAAATGCTTCTTGCTTTTCGTCTTTTGCCATCATAAAGGTTGCTAATGATGTTAAATAAAGTAAGTCTGCAATTTCCCTTCCGTTATAAATTTCGAAGTTTCTAGTAGTTCTATATAGTCTTGCTTCTGATATTTCTTTATCTATTAATTTAAGGTTAAACTTGTTTTCTTTTACCATTGGAAAGTATGCTGGTAAGTGTGTTGTACCCATTTCCCTTGCTTTATATACTCTGTGATTTCCATCTAAAACAGTTTTTCTATCTGTAGCAATCACAATAGGCTCTGACAAATCTGAGTAACTCATAGCATAATCATCATCTGGCTCTATAAGTCTATTATAAGGATCTTCCACACTACCCAGTTTAGCAAGTGGGTAATTGTTTATTAAAACCCAGTTGTGACGTCTTATGTCATTTATAAATTCTGGATTGTGAATACCATCGTCCCAGGCATGTTTTTTATCCAATAACTCCCTCATTTCGTTGCCAGTCATTTTATCTTTAAGTATGCTCATTTGCCTGGTGCTCCAGTTCCAAAGTTTAATCTACTAAACTCTAATCTGTCTACTAATTTTAATGCATTACCCATTCTGTCTACTGCAACAAATCCTTCTTCGCCTGTTACTTCATATCCGTTTTCAGTTTCCTTAAATGTAGGTAACTGTCTAATGGTTTCTAACTTTTTAATAATGTTCACTTTGGAAGTAATAAGTTTTAAATAAAGATCATAAACACTAACAATACTTTTTAAATTTTGTCTTATAAATTTAACACCTTCTACTTTTTTTGCATCTGTTTCTTCTTTTTTAGCATCTGTTTTATACTTCTCAATTTTCTTATCCATAAATCCAATATACTTTTGTATAAACCCTTGTGCAAATTTAGTGGGCTCGTCAAATGCACCTGCTCTAATATTATTATTTACATGGGCCTTTAATTGTTGTAAGAAATCTTTACCTATTATGTCGTTACCACTTTCTAACCATTTGAACGTTTCAGGTTTAATAGTTTTTAAATATGTATCGGCTTCTCTAATTGATTTTATTATTAAAGTGCTTTCCTGTTTTGTTAATGTAACTGTGCCACTAAAATCTTTTATTAAAGCATCTCTATGCCAAACATTATTACTGTTACCTAGTACACTACTATCAAAACCAAATTTAGCAGTGGTATCGGCTAATGTAGGCCCTCCTACATACTCTGTATGCCATACTATACCAATTTCTGCACTAGATATTTCTTTTGCTAAATCGTTATCTGTAGGGATAGCATACACGATTGTATTAGGTTTAAATGCTATACAAACATCATCATCAATTGTTACTGTTTCTAAATCGCTCTTGGAAAACAACATATCGCCTTGTGCTACAGTATTCCAATTTAATCCTTTTAGATATTTTAATGCAAGTTTAAGTTTGTCTTGTAATCCTTCTGCTGGATGATTTTCTTCTATGTCTTTATCTGTAAAATTAATTTTAGGTTTTTGTGCAAATACACCTTTAGTACCTACAAAAAATTTACCTGTTTCTGGATCTTTACCACATATGATTGCTGGTGCTCCGTCCCATTTTGTAGTCATACTGACCGGACTATTAGAATTCCCCTCAAGCATTTCATGTAAACTATAAAGATAAGCAACTGCCTCTTTGGCACCTTCGAATCCTTTATTAAATATATGATCTTCCAAATGCTCTAAGTGAGTATTTTTATTTTCTGCTTCTAATAAAATACCTGTAATTAAAGGTTTAGAAATATCTAGGAACTTCATGACAATTTATTTTTTTGATGGTAAACAGCATAAAGTCTAGCATGAAGTAATTGTCCTGATGTTAAAGGTTTATTATTAATACTAATATTTTCTCCTTTATTTAATTGTTCTAGATCTTTTGATGTTAAACTATCTATTATAGATTTATATACATTTGGTAATACTGTATGTATTTTTCCTGCTTCGTCTCTCCAATTTAATTGGCCGTTTGCTCTTTTTTCCCATTTAAATTTTTTATTTGGATATGAGTCGTGTACAACTATTGCACCTGGTTTAATATCAGGATTTTTATTCTTAGAATTATTAAAATTGTTATCAAGTTCTGTTTGATTATCAGTATCATCAACATTCATAACATCATCTAACTCATCATCACTTGCTGTGCTACTATCAATATTATCACCTTTAATCTGCTTAATTAACTCGTCTTCATTTCCAGGAGAGCCACTAAAAGGAAACATTTTGGTTATTAATTTTGTAGCAGGACCTGATAGAGAAAGTCCTATTAATTCTCCTACTGTACCACCTGCTACACCTCCTATATTTCTTGCTTTTTCTTTACTTGAAACACCTAAGTTAGCAGGAAGGATGTCATCCGGAAGATTAAACTTTTTCTTTATATAGTTGAAAATACGTGTGGTTGCAGGAGGGTCTAATTTAGTTATTCCGTCACTTTTAAATCCTTGAGTGCCCATTAAAATATCATGAGCTTCAGACTTTCTATCTACAGGCTTACCAGTTTTTTTATTAAACCATGTTTTTGTAGAATCCTGGAATATAAATTTTGTATTACCCAATTCTACTTCTTTTCTATCACTAATAGGTTTAGGGTCTGTAGCATCTCCTGTATCGGGTCCAGCATCGCCTTTGGCATCTATGGCACCGATAGCAGTCTGTGTGATTCTTCTCCAACTTTTACCATATATTGTTTTTATAGGCTTGCCATTTTTTCCATTAAGAATATTACCTTTTAAGTCTACAGCCGTTTCAGGTTTCAAATATGATTTAATATTATTTTTACCAACTGTGAACCAGTTTCTCTGATTTTTATCCCATGTATAATCGACTTGACCTACATTAGCCACAAACCCATTAGGAATTTTACTCATTTCAAGTTCCCAATCTAGTCCGCTTATGTCTTCTGAAAGTACTTGTTTAATTAGCATCTTTTTCTCTTTGGGATTCCTTAATTACCTTTGTAATACCCCTGGAGAATTTTTTGCCATCTCGACCTTTAATGCTGTTTACTAGTCTATTTGTTAAATCTTTTGCTGTTGCGGAATCATAATAGCGATCTATTTGCTCTAATAAACTTATAGCACTGGCAATGACATGTTCGCCTCTATTAGAAACGACATGATTTCTATCACGATCAACTGAAATTTGATTTAGTTCTTCTAATATACTGCGAGTTTTCTTCACGTCATCTCCAAAAAATATGTATAATGCTATTTATCATTTATATGTCGTTCTTCTTTAGGAACTCTCGCATGTTCATCGCCTGTGATACAGTATCCTGTGCTGAAGGTTCGTCTGCTTTAATACTGTTGCCCCTTTTAAGTTGCTCAACTAAATTTCCAGTTGTTACAGTCATTGCATCTTCATCGCCTTCTTCTAAATCTACAATTCTTAATGTATCTGGATCAAACTTTAAGTCTACTTTGGTACCCACACCACTACTAGATCTTGTTTTCATAAACTGTATTTGATATCTACCTTTTTCTCGCATGGCATTACTTGTAAAAATACCCACAACATTATCTGCTGTTTGTATTTTACTAATACCACCTGCTATATGATGATGATCAAATTCTATTTCTTCCACCGCACCTCTATTCAACTGTGAAGCAGTTACAAATAATAAGTCTCTTTCAACTGCTAAGTTACGCAACTCTTCAGATACATATTTGTCTTTAATAAACAAATCACTGCCACTAACTTTTGCACTAATAGGCATCATAAGATCCAAGTAATCCACGAGTAAACAGTCTACTTTTTCACCACAAGATATTTCATATTCACGTAAAAATACCCTGATATCATTTGCGTTTACACCATTAGGCATTTGTTTTACTCTTAATCTACCTGCACCTTTGGATTTCATACGCACTTTTAAGTCTACATCATCCATGTTTTTCATAACTTCTTTTGTGCCATAACCACTTACCATACTATCTAATCGCATACTTATAAGTTGCTCACTGAGCTCCAAACTAATATAAACAGTATTCATTCCTGCTAATGCCCAATTTACTGCAAAGTTTTGTAAAAATAAACTTTTACCTGCACCTGAACCACCAGCAAAGATTGTCATCTCTCCTCTGTTCATACCACCATATAGTTTATGATCTATACCCTTCCAGCCTGTGCTAATTGCACCAGATTGATCTTTTATCCATTGCAGTCTTTCTTTAGGATTTTCAAAGTAGTCTAAACCTAAATCTTTTACTAGTCCCACTTGACTTGCATCTTTAATTTTATTTTCCACAGTACCATAGTCTTGATTTTCTAACAAGTCAGTACTTTCTATAATTGCTTTTTCTAATGCTTTGTGTCTGCAAAATGTTTCGAACTCTTTTAGGAACCAGTCATGATGATCAGGTGTAACATTTGGAATAATATCTAGTTGTACTCCGGATGCCGCACTTACCTGTTCTGGTGTTGGAATACTATTAAAATCTGTTGAATGACTTATAAACAAGTTTACTGCCTTTCTATATTTTAAATTAAAATACTCTGGCTTAACTATGTTTTGGCATCTTGCAAATAAATCAGGATCACTTATTAAAAACTTCAAAAACAGTTCTTGTGTCTCTTCATTATAGTTTGTTAAATCACTCATATCTTTTCTCTATCTCACTTATTATATATCTAGAAAATTGCTCATGTCCTTGTTTATTTGGATGGCCATCGTCATATGTATTTTCTATATCTACAACATGACTCATAGGTTTTACTATGTTAAAGGAATGCTCTATTACTTCTGTTGGTAAACATCTATTGCTCATTGCTGTTATAATATATTTAACATTTTTAGCATGTAAATATTGCATCATACTATTAACCATATAAAATGTTTCTGCCTTTACTTGCTCTTCTGTTCTTGTTAATAAATTAAATTTTCTAAATTTTTCCCATTGAGCCCTTATAAGTTTTTGATCTATGTCTTTTCTTTTATAACTTTCATCATCAAAATGTAAATAGTCTCCCTGTTGTCCTAACCACAAATCATTTATGCTATCGTAAAACTCATCTCTATAAGGGTCTGTTAGTTGTAAAATTACTAGGTCAACATTATTATTTTCTAAATATTGTTTTGTTCTTCTAAATATTCTTTTATTACTTCCTGCTATCCAACTTTCATTTACAACATTGTAAGGTAAAGCATCTGGCCATGCGTACTTATTGTCAGCAGTATTACCATAACTAAAACTACAACCATTTACATATACTTTCATTTAATTTCCTACATGTACTCCAAACAAATATCCTAAAAAGAAAACTATTGGTCCTAAAATTAATAAATCTACTAACCAATGTAATGCAATAGATAATGTTACTATTTCTTTCCAATGTACTTTACATACATTTGCCCAATGTTTTATTTTTTCTCTCATAACATTTTTGCCTTAACTTTAATTTTAAGTTTATTGTCTGTTGCATGTTTTATAATACTGCTTACAGTTGCTAGTCTACCATATCGTTGTACAGCATCTGCGGCATCTTTACAATCTATATGCCAAGGCGGGAAACTTACTTCCCACCCTAGTTCAGCGGCCTGCATAATTAAGTCCACTCCTGCTTCATCTCTATCAGGGCATACTATTATTCTTTTACCTAACTTCTCAATCAAATGTGCTTGTTCAGGACCAACACTATTACCTTGTATCGCTATTCCATCTACCATTATAGCATCAAAGACGCCCTCTGTCACTATAACAATTTCTCTTTTACTATCTGCAAATCTATCTATATTAAAAACATATCCAGGTTGCATTTTATGTAAGTACTTAGGTGTTGTTTTATTGGGAGGATTTATATGTCTTGCAGTCCAGCCTACTAAATCACCGTTATAAGAAAAAGGGACCACCAATCTTTGCTTATACAATGACTCATCAAAGTATAGCAATGGATATAGACCAATTAGTCCCCTCTCTTTTGCGTATTGCCTAATAGGATGTTCTTCAGGCAAATCATCTACTGCTGTTGCAGTTTCAGGTAAATCTTCTTGTTTAAATTTTGCTAAATTATAAACATAATCTGTTGCGTCTTCTGTTTCTAAATCTTCTGCATATTTTAATAAGTCAACAGTAACAGCATGTATATCTGTTTGATCAGCACCTAATTTTGTTGCTAAGTCTTTGTATTTTTTACCTAATGTAGGATTGGGCTCCCAACCTGTAGTAAACCCACAGTTAAAACAATTATAGGATATTTTTGCACCAGTTGTTATAAGACCACCACGTTTCCTTTTATCAGTACACATTGGGCAATCCATTGTATTCCAACCACTAGGAGTTTTACTTGTCCTTATAGGCAAGTTATCCAAAAGGAGGCGGTGCACCTTTTCAACTAAGAAGTCTATATCCATGCATTAATTATACATGATATATGCTGAAAAGTCAACTAGTTTCTAATTAGTACTTTACTTATAGAACCTGCTGTAGGGACATGTTTAATCCTAATCCAATTAGCATTAACTTTAAAAGTTTTATGTGTTAATACTGAAGAAGATGTTAAAGAAATATCTGAGATATCAAACCAGTCTAAACTTGCTTCGTCACTGTTCGGAGCATTTTCTAAACAACTACCTTGAATTGTAATAGTGCCTGTATAACCACTTGGATAGATTGCTAGACTGTGTAAAGAGTGATTAAAGTTTCTATCAACATTTCCCTTTACTGCACTTGAAGTATAAATATCCTCACCAGATTGTAAGAAGGTTTCTATTGTTTGTGTTTTTACAGGTTCTCTACCTGTCTGATCTGATATCTCGATTTGGAATTTAAGTCCATTGTTTTGATCTGTAAATACCGGGACATCAG